TGCACCTGCTTTATAATATTTAGCCATATCAAAATCATTATTGGCACCCGGTTGCTGTATATAAGTTGCAAAACCACCAGTTGTTGCATTAACATTTACAGCCGCTGCATTAACATAACCACCACTTGTACTTGTAATTTTAAACCACATTTCAATAGTAAATGTAGCCGCTGTTGTACCACCAAAAAGATTACCTGCATTTAATACAGAATTAGTAGCACAAGTAATTAATTTAGTAGAAGTATCAAAACTAACATTAGTCATAGACATATTTGCATTGCCAGTTAAATCTACCCAGTTTACAGAACTATTAGAACCACTTGAAAAGTTTGTAGTTGAACTAGCATCTTTACTTGAAAAATGTCTAATCAAATTACTTGAAAGTGGGGCAGGTGTAGTTGCGCCACTTTTTAATAATATACTATCTTTTACAGAACTCATTATATAAATTTAACAATATCAAGTTTTTTTGTTAGTTTATTTAATGCAATTACATCATCATCATATTGTTTTCTAACTGCATCCCTTTCATCTTTAACTTCTTGTGATAATTCAGTACCAGTTTCAAATGCTTCTAATGCCGCATCCCTTGTTGGCTCTAACAAAATATCACGCCTTACTTTAAGCTGTAATAATTTTTGTTCTTTTAATTCACTTACACTTTCAGAAAAAGTTTTATTTTTTAAACTATATACAAACTTGCCTTTAGTTTTGTTAAATTTTAAATCCTTTAGTTCTTGTATCCTGCTATCATATTCAGGTATTTCTACTTTATAAAAACCCTCATCAGCTAATTCATCATCTGATAATAAATTAAAACCTGATAAATAATATTTTTTACCATTATAATTACTTGGTAAAACATTATATGTCTTTATTTTTTTATTAGTTTCTTTTGCATACATAATTTAATTATTAAGGTGTTGTATCATCAGCATAAGTATTGACTGCATAAGCAAACTCAGGGCTAGTACCATCATCGTGTAAACAAGTTACCTGCAATAAGTTAGTTGCGCTACCATCATAATCACCACCTACTTTATAATGGTATGATGTACCTGTACCTTGATCTGTTAAGTTAATAGTTTGGCTACCAGTCAAACCACATATTTCAATTGTTTGTCCTACTTTATAACCTGTATAATCTAAAGTTGTAGTACCATTTAAAGAGTTAGTAAATTTAAATACACTATGTGAACCCCAGTCAATAGAAATTGTACCTGATTGTGTTGCTATTGTTTGCCTAGATGTAAATCTACCCTCTAACTTATCGTGTGTAACATTGTCATCTGCAATCATTGCTGTTTCAACAGCTGTATTAGCAATAGTTAAAGCACCACCTGCCGCTATTGTTGCATCACCACTTACATTACCAAATATAGCATCTTCTAAATTTGATGTAGTCATACTTTTTAAATTACCTGAATCTGATGTATCTGATAATATTACTAGGTCATCTTGTGCAAAATCTGTTAAAGACGCTGCCAAAGAATCACCATCTAATTTATCCATATCAATTGCCGCATTAGTTGCTATCCTTGCATTGGTTATTTCAAATGCTGTACCTGTTGTTAAATCACTTTCGGCTGTACCAAGTCCATATATCTCAGCAAACATCGCCGCTACGTTTGTTGCAAATGCTCGCAGGTTATCGCCTGTTCCGTCATCCGCACTACTACCTATATTTATGTCTATCGATGCCATATTTTTTAAATTGTTGTTTGACTTATTTTTGTTGTTGTTGAATCTACGGTAAAGCTAGTCAAATCAACAGTAAGTGCTAATGTGTCTATCTGATTACCAGTTTTTGGGCTAGTAAAACAACTGGGTGCTGAGAATGCAGGAATGCTTTCTATAATAGTTTTTGTTTCTTGCCCCCATTCTGTAAAGCAATAAATTTTTCCCCAGTCAATATTATTTGCCATTTTTTTCTAATTTTAAAAACCTTTCTAATTTAATAACGTATTCTAGCTTAGGTTTATAGTTTTTCCTTTTCTTTTTCATAACACCCACCCTTGAAACGTTGTATCTTTATCAGGGTGTATATCTTCATTACTGTTTGTATTATACTCAGGGTAGTCTTGTTGGTTATGTGACATAAAGTCTATAAACCTTTGTGTATAATATTCAGCAAATTCCCTTTCTTTATTTATTAAAAAATCAACTTCTTCCTTGCTTACACTTTCTGCATTTTCAGATGTGTGTTTAAATACACCACCATTTTTTACACTATACGCTGCAAAAGGTAAATATTCTACATTACTCCAGTGTATAAGCATTGGCACAACGTATGTATTTTTAAGTGTTAAATATGTACCTGATAGTGTACCTGCAATTATATCACTTTGTAGCTTGTTATATAAATCTGTACCAAGATAATTTCTAACGTGTATTTCTTGGGCGATCTTTACAAATTGTATAAACTTATCCGTGTCTACATTTGCATCAATAATAGTATTTTTTACTAAATCAGTTCTTGTTAAAAATAGTGCTGTTGCCATTATCTTTTATATTTATATCCTTTATCTGCTCTATCTCTTGGTCTTTGTGCTACTTGTTTTGGTTCACCCTTTTTGCCAAAACCTTTGTTAGGTGGTTTAATACCTTTTATTTCTCTTTCTTGTTTATATACAGGTTTAAATTCTTGACCTTTAAACATAAATGTTTTTCTTAAAAAATAATGACCACAATTTGCACCGCCTTTGTGTAGCCATATATTATACGACTTTTCACCCTTAGCCGCTAACTCACCATTGGCTGTACTGTTCTTATTTAAATCTTCTTTACGATATATTTTTCTAGCCTGTACCATTTTTCTACAAAACTCCCTGCTATTATTTTTTATTGCTAAAGGTGCATATTGATAACGTACTAAAAATTTCTCACCTGCTTTTGTTTCACCATCTAAATCACTATCACCTCTAGGTCTGCTTTTTGGTACACTAGCTAAACTTAGCATTTTATCTAATACATCTTCTTGTTCTAAATCTACTGGTCTTTCATCAACAAGTTCATAACCCATATCTAAAAGTTCTTGTTCATCTTGCCCTAAGTTCTCTAAACTTTCAGCCATTTTAAGATCATCAAAATCAGAATGTATTTTTTTGTTTACTAATTGTGATGCAAGTTCTTCTTGCCCTTTGCCCTCAAACATTGACTTAGCTACCTCTAAATCAAATTGTAACATTTGTACTAAAAACACTATTGCTTGATCTTCAGTAATTACACCAGTTTTTACATTTTCTAAAATTGAAAGTGCTGATGCAATCTGCGCCCCATTATAAGATGCCTGTTTATCAATTAAATCTTCATCTGTTGTAGTGTCTTTTGCTACTTTTTCTTCTACAACAACTGCATCTTCTTTATCTGTTTTAACGCCTGTTTCTTGCTCTTTTGTTTCTTCATCTTCTACATTAGTCAAGTCAGTAAATTCTAAAGGCTGTAGGGTCTTAAAATACAAATTAAGGCTTATATTATTGTATGCTAGTATATTGTTAAAAGCATCTATAAGTATATCTTGAAACGGTCTAACAGTAGTATTGTCTGTAAGGATACTAGCTGTTTTTAATTCATCTGCATTATTACCTAAACCTGTTTGGTCTTTAATACCAAATAACATTGGTGATACTATTCTATGACTAACAAGTATTTTTTTACTGCTCTCATCACTTAAAAACTGGTATTGGTTATGAGCATCATTTAGCTGTACTGGTTCTATATTTGCTTGTGCATCTGCATTGTCATTAAAAGCTAATATAAATTTACCTGCATTAGAACTACCTGAAAACTTTTGATATATTCTGTTTTCTATTAGTGTACGCTGTTCCTCAGTCGGAGTTCCGTTGTTAAAATTTATTAGCATACTAGGTGCCATACCCTGTTTAATATTATTTAAATGATAGTTTGCAATTTCTTCTTCTAGCTCAGCATACTGTAAAGCACCTTGATAGTCTACAGGTGAATAATAAAAGTAACCTGCCTTGTATGGTTTTATATACATAAGTTCAATAGCTTCTTTAGATTTACCAAAACAGGGTATTCTAAGTGGCTCATCTTTTCGTGTTATATTTTTCCAGTCCTCAAAATAATAATATGCTTCAATCTCACCATCTTCATTTGATTTTTCTGCCCTTAATGTTTCTACTGGTAAGTGTTCTAATTGTGCAATTGTTTTTCTATCTTTAGAATATATAATTTGTACTGCACATTGTCCTAAAAGTTTATAATCATAAACCAATTTTCTAACTACATCTTTTTTAAATAAAGACATCATTTTGGCATACTCATCAGTTTTGCTTTCACTATCAGTTGCATCTAAACCGTGTCCATAAATCATAGCTGATATGCCATTTATTATAGCATTATTTGTAGGGCTACCGTTATATCTATCTATAATATATTCAAAATAATTATTATCTTCACCGTAAGCTACCCAGTCTTGGTTTTTGACTTCCTTAATTTTAGGACTTGCA